GTCAATGTTCGTATCAAAGGTTTGGACCTTGATACCAGGCGCCAACTAGTCAACCGGTATAAATTTGATATACCGGGTGCCAGATACTTGCCAGCAGTACGACTTGGTCGGTGGGATGGCAAAGTAAGTTTCTTCCAACTTAGTGGCAGTACATATATCAATTTATTAACTGAAATACTACCTTGGTTGGCAGAACAAGGCTACGACATCGAGCTTGACGATACCAGGTCCTACAGGACTAAATTTGACCTGCAAGAGGTTCACGAGGCATCATTTAGTCATGTTATGTGGCCTAAAGGACATCCCAAAGAAGGTCAGCCAGTGGAGTTAAGAGATTATCAAGTTGAGATCATCAACAGGTTCTTAGAGAACCCGCAATGCCTACAAGAGATTGCAACAGGTGCAGGTAAAACAATTATCACTGCCGCATTGAGCCATGCCGTTAGTGATTACGGGCGTAGTATTGTTATTGTACCCAACAAGAGCTTGGTAACACAAACAGAAAAAGACTATGTGAACATGGGCTTGGATGTTGGAGTATTCTTTGGGGACCGTAAAGAATTTGGGCGTACTCATACCATTTGTACTTGGCAAAGTTTAAATGTCTTGCTCAAGAATACCAAGAACCACGAAGCCGAAATAACCATTCACGAGTTCTTAGAAGATGTTGTGTGTGTTATTGTGGACGAAGTACACATGGCCAAGGCAGATGCATTGAAGACCTTGCTGACTGGTGTAATGAGTCGAGTACCAATTCGTTGGGGGTTGACAGGAACCATTCCCAAAGAAAAATATGAGGCCATGAGCATAAGCTGTTGCCTGGGCAATGTGATAGGCAAGCTGAGTGCCAGTGAGTTACAAGAGCAAGGAGTTCTTGCTCAATGTCATGTTAATATTGTACAATTGTTGGATCATGTGGAATATACCAACTACCAAAGTGAATTGAAGTACTTGTTAGAATCCAAGGATCGTATAGATTACATAAGTGATATGATTAAAAGAATTGCAGAGTCGGGTAATACCTTGATCTTGGTGGACAGGGTGGCAGCTGGACAAGCACTAACAGAAAGGATCAAGGATGCGGTTTTTGTATCGGGCGCAACTAAGGCAGCGGAGCGGCAGGACGAGTACGATGATGTGGCCACAAGTGACGGTAAGGTTATTGTGGCGACTTATGGTGTGGCCGCTGTGGGTATTAATATTCCTCGTATATTCAATTTGGTTCTTATTGAACCCGGAAAGAGCTTTGTCCGGGTTATACAATCTATTGGACGTGGTGTTAGGAAAGCGGAAGACAAAGACTTCGTCCAGATTTGGGATATAACCAGCACCTGCAAGTTTGCCAAACGGCATCTTACACAACGTAAAGCATTTTACAAAGAAGCCAAGTATCCTTTCGCAGTAGAAAAAGTTGACTACAAAACATAACAACAACGGAAACAAATGTCACGAATATTAAATTTAGATAACAACAGAGCCTACGACATGAACGAGATCCCCGATGAGGTAGAGGATCTTCGTTTTTGTGTATTAGACAACAGTGATCCAAAGAATCCTGATTACTTTTACATTCCCCTGATCTTCTTGGAAAGTTTTAACAGCCCTGCACTAGTACTACGTATCGGTCCATGGACAGTTAAGATGCCAGTGGATTGGCAACTGTTAATTGGTGAAAGCGACCTTGGTGATCTAGAAGTAGTACCATTGACCAGCATTAACGATCGAGGGTTTAGTGCATTTTGCTTCAATCCCATCAGCAGTTTTAGACCCGAGTTCCATCCTGTGGAAATTGTAGACATCTATCAAGATGTCAAATGGTATTTCCCTAAACTCAAGCCCGGCCAAATGCTAGCTATTCCGGTTGAGTCTGAAGTGGATAAACCTCTGTGCGTGTTCTTTGTGAAAGAAATAAGCAGAGTGAGCGAAGTAGTTGACTTTAGCAAAGCCTGGTAATATAATAAGCATATGAGTAAATTAGATATCAATACAGAGATGCGAGCGTTTGATACCAAGGATCGTGGATTCTACGACAGCCTCTCAGATGAAGAGCGTAAAAAGTTCAGCACATATCTCATGCTCAAGTGGGGAGCCAATGTGGAAGGTTCTCCAGAACTACAAGAATGGTATTTGCGTGTTCAAAATGATCGTGTGAATATGAACTTCTTTGACATTGGTCGTCATCCCAAACTACAATGGCTATTGTGTACAACTGTTAGTCCCAACATGGGCGCCAAACGTCATTACTGGATCAAGGCACCCAAGGGCACAGGCAATCAAAAAGCATTCAAGTTCATTGAAAGCCAATATCCGCATTTGAGTAGAGAAGAAATTGATATCATGGTCAAACTAAATACCACAGACCAACTCAAAGAACTAGCACGAGATCTAGGTTGGGATGACAAACGTATTAAAACAGATCTATGATTTTAGAGATTCTCGAGGCTTGGAAATCGACCACAGTGGCTACATCTGAATCTAAATTTGTCTGTAAATTTTGCAACAAGGCATTTGTCAAAGAATCCACTTTGATGAGCCATATGTGCGAGAAAAAGCGCAGACATCAACAAGAAAAAGAAACTGGTGTACAGTGGGGTTTACAAGCCTATGTGATGTTTTATAATAGTACACAAATGTCTGCCAAAGCCAAGGGCTATGAGGACTTTTGCGAAAGTTCTTATTATCTAGCATTTGTCAAGTTTGGACGCTATTGTGTGGATGTGAGATGTGTCAACTTCTTGTCATTCATGCAGTGGTTGTTAAAAAACAACAAGAAGCTAGATAATTGGGCCAGCGATAGACTGTATGAAGAATGGCTAGTTGAATACATGCGCAAAGAAAGTGTGCAGGATGCACTAGAACGTTCGTTAAAGGAAATGCAAGAATATGCAGAAACACATCCAGAACTACGCAACGGCTTTGTGGATTATTTCAGGTACGGCAATAGCAATCGTATTATACACCATATATCAACAGGACGTATTAGCCCTTGGAGTATTTTTAATTGTGCTTCGGGAGTTGAGTTTCTTGGATCACTCACTGAAGACCAAGTGGCCATGATTGTGGATTGGATCAACCCAGACCATTGGAACAGTAGATTTCGAGACAATGCCGCAGATGTGGCGTGGGCAAGACAAATTTTAGAGACAGCAGGATTATGAAATTTACCAGTGACGTTGATATCGACTTTGCGGACAGGCAGCAAGCATTAAATGTTGTACAGCATATCGGTGCAACTATTATAACCGACAACCGCCAAAGAACTGCTCATAACACAGGTGTTTATGTAACAGAGATACCGCGTGATCCTTTTACTAATCGTGCTGGCATTGACTACAAGGAAGCAGAGGATCGCGGCTATATCAAGCTAGATTTTCTTAATGTGGGATTGTACAGCCAGGTACAAGATGAAGCACATTTAAATGAACTGATGACTAAGACACCACCTTGGCATAGACTGTATGAGCCAGAGTTCTGTGCGCAGTTAATTCACATTGGTAATCATTACAACACCTTGATCAAGATGCCCGAAGCTGTAAACAGCATACCAAGACTGGCCATGTTCTTGGCTGTGATACGTCCTGCTAAAAGGCATTTGATTGGCTTGCCCTGGGCAGAGGTAGCCAAGACAGTTTGGGAAAAGCCCATGGATGGAGGTTACTATTTCAAGAAGTCGCACTCGGTTTCGTATGCACATCTTGTGGTAGTCAACATGAATCTAGCTAATCTTTCTAATTAAAGTAATAGACCGGCGTTTACTGCGCTTGGAAGCCATTTCTTTCAGGTTGATTTGTGGTCCAGTGTGAATCACAACATCTTTGCTGTTCATGGTCTTGACGCAGAATTTAAATTCTGCCCACTCCTGCTTGAGGAACACGTTGATAGGAATGATCCTATTGCTTTCCCACCACCATTGTTCTCCCAATTCTAAGAAACGTTTCTTCTGTTCTGGCACTTTTAAGCTGCCAAAGTCGTAGATGGTGGTGATCTGCTCGTCTGAGTTTTGTATAATACCGATATATTCGTTACCACCGTATACGAGGTACGTTATAAAAGGGTACTTTGATAGTAGCTGTTTGATTTCTTCCACTTTGCTATAAATACTAAAATAATGATTACAATCCAAAGTTATTTATATCCAAACAAAGTGGAGGCTCAAATTTGGGACTCCACTATCTTTACCACGAGGAATAAACAAATGTATGCTAAACCTGTGACAATTTACAAGGGAATTGATAACCCTATACAGGTAAATGTAAAAAATCAAGATCAAAAGTCTGTAAACATGACTGGCTATTCTATGCAAGCAGACATACAAGATTCAGTTAACAGCTTGACTATAGAATCTTTTGCTGTGACATTTGCAAATGTTTCCTTGGGNCGCGGAACCTTTACCATTGATAAAAACACCGTTAATTCACTGGATCACCGCATTTATAAATTAACTCTGAAAACAATTCGTATAGATAACAATACAGAACAGCCTGTGTACATTGATGACAATTATGGTGTGCCGTTGGATTTGCATGTGTTACCTGCATACTATTCTAATACACCAACCACGGACTCGCCCAATGAGAGCATAATCGACGGCGGAGCAATATAACATGCCACAATTAATATTAATAAAACGAGGAAATACTCAAGTCAGCAGTACATATATTGGTCCTGTTGGAGAAATAATAATTGACACAACATTAAAAACAATAAGAGTACAAGATGGTGTTACACCTGGTGGAACAGCAATTCCTACCAATGCCAATATTGTATCCGCAATTGAAAATGTTCTCAACGGCTTTTCAAGTAATGTAGTTCAACCATTGGTTACTTCTGCAGTGGCTCCTATTAATGCCAATGTCACGGCTGCTAATGTT